GTCCTCCCGCAAGGGTGAAGTTCTTTCATGTGAAAAAGGGTGACATTCGTGTCAGGGTTTTGGCGAAACAATTGACAAAATGTCACAAGATTGACAAAATGTCACTCAGGATATGAGAATGGGTAGACCTCAAAAAAAGTTAAGCAATTGGGAATGGATTATAGAACAAAGCAAAAAAGGTTTGACACTTGTTGAAATTGCTCAAGAAATGGATATCAATATCAGGACATTGCAATATCGTGCCAAGAAAAGATTTGGCCGATCCCTCGAGCATGTTGTGAAATATGGCGTGGATTATGTTGATGAGAAAGATCTCTCGAAGGGCGAGGGGGAGAATGGTGATATAAATTGGAAATCTGTAGAGCTTAGTCTCGTTTGTGGCTCGTCTATCGAGGATGTAGCATTCTCATTTGATTTGACATTTGACGAATTTGATGAGTTGTGTAGGGAGGAAACGGGGATAGACATTGAGCGTTTTGCGGATAGATGTGACAAGCGTGGCAAGAATAGATTGTTGCAAAGTCAATATAAAGCTGCTATTGAGGGCTCTACGACATTGTTAGTTTGGTTAGGCAAGCAGAGACTAGGCCAGCGTGACAAAAATGATATTGACTTAGCGTCGCGTGTCCCTGACGTGATTGAAATCCGCCGGATTAGGGATTCAGATTTGAAAAAAGATGAGTAAGATTCTTGTTGATTTGTCGGATAGACAGTTAGAGGCCTATGATGATTTTTTTTATAATGACAAGTCTCGTTTTATTCTTTATGGGGGGGCGGCGGGTGGTGGGAAATCATGGTTGATCTGTGTGCTTGCTATTGTTATTACTACTGGTTATCGCGGAACACGTGTAATGATTGGCAGAGAAGAACGCACAAAGCTTATGAGAACAACGTTTCAGACATTTTGGAAAGTTATTGATTTTTTAAAAATGGATAGAAAGTTGTGGTACTGGAATAGTCATCAAAGTTATATTGAATATCTGCCAATGAACAGCCGGATTGATTGGATGGAATTGAGATATTTACCGCAAGATCCAAATTGGAACCGGATTGGCTCGCTAGAGCTTACAGCGGCGTTTATTGAAGAGGCGCAGACGGTACCCTTTAAAGCTTTCGATGTTTTGAAGCCGCGTGTTAATCGCCAATATAATCAGAAATACGGGATTAGGGGAAAGATACTTTTAGGCGCTAACCCCGAAAAAAATTGGCTCTATACTACATTCATAGCGCCATCTAAATCGGCAGGGCTTGGTCCATTATATACGTTTGTCCCAGCATTTTACCGAGATAATCCTTTTCTTGATCAAGATTATGGTGAGATGCTTGACAGTATTGATGATGAGGTTACGAAGCAACGATTGAGGGATGGTAATTGGGATTTCAATAATGATATAAATCAATTGATCTACCCTGAATTTACCATGAATGCTCAGTTTGTAATGGCCGAGGGAGACTCTGTTAGGATAGGCGTTGATGTATCAGGTGGTTATGACGGATCTGACAACAGTGTTATTGTACGTATGGTCGGAAATACAATACAGAAAATCGATGTTATAAAAAATGACATGATGCATGGCGAGATACCGGACGAATATCTTGCGAAAATATTGATTGAATATATCAATGATGATTATTATCCATGCAGAGCAAAAGATATTGTTATTGATACGAGTGGGCTTGGTGCGGGGTTATGGTCGGTTATGAAATCATATGGGTATGTGTGCTCTCGATTTTATGGTAACGAACGTGTGAAATCTGCTCGTGGGAAAGCTGAGAAGTTTAAAAATCGTAGAGCAGCTGAGTACTGGGGGCTTCGTGAGTTGTTAAAGCGAGGCAGATTAAGAATTTCAACAGATCTAAATGAATATGATAAGTTGTGTTTAGAATTGCAAGGGTTCCGTTATTTACAAGATGCCGATATCATAACGCTTGAAGAAAAGAAAAAAACTCGTAACAGGATTGGCCATTCTCCCGATTTGGCTGACGCATTAATGCTTGCGACATGTTCAATTGCGAGGGTGCGCTCACATCTCCCTGGTGGTGGAAAAAATATAGATATAACTATGCCGAAAATCTACACTTAATCAGAAAAAAAATAATTAATAATTAAAATTGTTATAAAATTATTGAATAAATTTAATCATTTATCCATGTTTGACACAATTAGGTCACAGCCATGGTTATGATTTATAATGGTTATGGTCGAAATAAATTAACGTGGATTATAAATGTCAAAGCTTAACCAATTAAACCAGGGGCAATCGTTGATTAGCAACACTGGTCAACAGCAAGGCATACATGATACTAATCCATATACCACTGGTACTAATGCGGTAGGCTCTATTCAGTCACCTGGCGCGTGGGAAAGTATGATCCGTACCAATCCGACGGCAGCGACCAGCTTTCAAAGCATGCTTGCTACTCTTCAGGCCGTAACGTGGGAAGTCAAACCATGTGGCGCAAAAAAATCACATGTTAAATTCGTTGAAAAATTATATTTTGAAATGTTCCAACGTTCATTCAAGTCTTTTATCCGAACACTTTTAAACGCCCCCCTATATGGTTTCGCGCCACATGAAATAACTACATATCAATCTAATGGGTATACTTGGATTAAAGATCTCCAATATCGCCAACCCAGGACGTTCAATCTTTGGACCGTTGCAATAAATAGCGATGGTTCTGTCAATGCCACACAGCAGTATTACAAAAACAATGCCATTTCTACCGCTCGTTATGGACGTCCTGGGATGCCTGGTGGTGGTTGGTTATTCTGGCCTGTTTTTGGTGAGGGCGTATTTGGGCAAAGTGTTTTACGACCTATATATAATGAGCATAAAGAGAAAGAGGATATTAGAAAAATTAGGCGAATTGCTATTCAGAAATACCTGCTTGATACGATAGCTATCAAAATTAGGAATGATGAAGATATCGATGAACTTGACGAGGCGACGAAGGCCAGCATTGATAACAGTTTAGAAGAATTGCAGCGAGTTATCTACCATGAAAAAAATGTGATCTCATTGCCCGGTATAGTTGAAGACGTTGTTCAGCTTTTCAACGATTCAGAAAGCATCCCCCGTTCAATCGAGGCGGAACAACATTGTGATTTACAGGTTATGTTATCATTCGGCTCTCAGTGGATGGGGCGTGGGTTATTGGGTGCTTATTCGAGTAACGCAGCGAGCAAAACCGATATCACAGAACAACGTAATCTCCGACGATTTTATATCGATTGGATATCTGAAAGCGTGCAATGGTTATCTGACTATTTTATTGATTATAATTATGGCCCTCAAGAAAAGTATCCTGAGTTATCAGCGATTTATGTCCCCGAAATAGAGCCGGAAACACAAGCTAATATTGCGGTTAAGCTTCGGAAGGGTGGATTACTCAGTATTGATGATGATGATGAAGATTATTTTCGAGGGTTAGTTGGCATGCCCAAGAGGACGAAGAACCCGAGCCAGCCCAGAGCAGACGATGGTAGAAAAGAGCCCCCAGAAACAGAGGGAGATTTTGATCAGGATACTGGCGAGGATACAAGAGAACGTGAAAGCGAGGGTGACTACACATGATTTTTGCAATGGAACCGAATAGTTTAGTTGCGAGTCTTGCGGACGATAAAGATATTGATAAATTGCCCGAAAAAAAGAAATACGAAACTACTAATGGTATTGCACAAGTGGTGATTGATGGACCTTTACAACATACTGTTGATCTATTTAGTATGCTTTTTTTTGGAGCAATTAGTTATGTAGATATTGCTAATGCCGTTACCGATGCATCACAAGATGATGATGTTTCAGAAATCGAATTATCTTTTGATAGCCCTGGTGGGGAGGTCACAGGTCTTGACATAGCGTTCAACGCCATCCAAGAAGCAACAAAATTTAAAAAAGTAACAGCAAATGTGTATGGATTATGTGCGAGCGCTGCCTATATATTAGCAAGCGCATGTGATGAAATAAAAGCTTCTCCGTTGTCAGATGTTGGCTCAATTGGAATCGTCTACGCATTACTAGATGTCAGCAAACGTCGAGCGCAAGAAGGTACCAAGCTTCATGTGTTGAGAAGCGGCCCGAACAAGGCAGTAGGATATAGTGGTGATAAAATAACAGATGAACAACTAGAGACTGTGCAAGTGCTGGTTGATGATGCATTTTGCGTTATTCTTGATATGGTAGCAGACGGAAGAAATATATCAACAGAACAGATACCTAAAGACGGTGCTCTCTACTCTGCCAGTAGAGCGCTTGAGCTCGGCCTTATTGA